ACCTACATTTTATTGCGTTTTTTACGTTTCTGAACGAAATCCTCGTCGTGTTCAATAGCGTTCAATAAGCGCACTTGAGCTTTAGCCTTCGCTTTAGAGGTACCTTTAGCACGTACACCTGAAGGTGATCGTACTTCGTATTTATCGTCATCCTTTTTACGTACTTTGTAAGGCATAAGTTAACCTTCCATCTGATGAATCGGAAAGGATATCTGATCCACGAAGTCATATTCGAGTCCCTGCATCTCACTGCGTATTGCTGTTTCCCAGTCAGCTACACCAGCAGTGTTGCGCTGCGCAATCTCCATAGCACGCATTGCTGCTAGTACGAGTATCCATGAGTGCTCAACGGACCAGAAGTTTTGATCCGTATCGTTAACCAGCACTGATTGATAGAAATAGCCAGTTACCTGAACACTAACTTGTTCACCAACAGGTATGTTCAATGCTATTGCATTGTAGGGAAAATTGTCCTCCATTACGATAGTAGCCGGCGGGACTGTTAGTTGGCCGGGAGTTTCTGGCTGAGTACGAATTGAGCACGGTGCATAGAAGTGTGGACAGCCACCGGTTGTTGTAGGCGCAAAGCATTTACGCATACGCTCAAGTGAGAGTGTCTTGAGCATATTGACAACGCCGTTTGCGTAGCTAATCCACACTTCTCTAATCACACGGCACTCAGGTACAAGTACATACCAGGCACCTGGTGCCAGAGTAGCATAGTAATTGGCGGTGGATTTGAGTATCTCGAATGTACGGTCGAGCCACCGCTGACCACTAGCAATAAAGAAGTCTGCTCCCGCATCCTGGTAGGATTCGGTATCAGTTATGAGGTCGTAGCGACCACTTAACTCGATAAACTTAGTACGAATCTCCAGGAGTGTCATAGTGCTCACCTACTGTTATGGTTAGATTTTAACCTAAGCATTACGGTTTGTCTATTCCAACTCCGTTCAACAAACCAAACTTGAGCGGGTGGTGATACTCTAAGCCACATTCTGTGAGCCATTCTTCCTTAGTGCCATCAAGCCGCTCGTGTGAGGGCGAGACCTTCGTGGTGTCCATACTCATAAAAGTGGTGTCATCAATGTAGCGGTATTTGAGCATACTTGGCTCGAGTACTACCATCAGGTTACGCGTCGTCAACTCGTAACTGAATAACGGATGCGTCATTAAGTTGATTGTACCAAAGGGTGTGATCCACTGCATTACTTTGAGGCCGTATGAAGTAGCCATAGGTGTGAGGTTAATTTGGCCAGCTGCTTTAGCCAGGCGGTTGATGCCTAGTATTGCACCACTGCCAGCAAACACCATTTTGTCTCCGCTACCATAACGGAAGATTACTTCTAGCGCTGCATCTAGCCAGTCTTCACCGCCAACTACCCAATCAGCACCAGCTGCAACAGATGCGTCAGTAGTGTAATTGAACACGTTGGTTGGTGCACCTGTCTTGATTGCCTGAATTAAGCCCATAGTAGTACGTTCAGGCTTGCCGTTGGTGCCAACGTTTTCAGTTTTGATGCCCCAGAAGAAGGCTTTCTCTAACTCAATTGAGTGAAGTTCTAGGGCCTCACGCTTTGCTTCTTTGTAAGCATCTTCAGTACGCAATTTAGTTTTGCGCGCAGTGCGAGTAATATCAAGTGGCGTGCGGAAGATTTGAGTGAAGTTATTCCACTTGACTGGATCGTACGCAATGGAGTCAGGAATTGGCGCACCTTCAGCATTGATGTTACCAATAACAAGTATTGTATCGCAGCTACCAAGTGTTGTAGCTCCACCATTGTCGTCGGCCTCAAGCAGCTTCACAATAAGCTGCGAGTTGGCACCAGCAAGTGTGCGACCGGTGACTTTAGCGTTTACATCCACGTTAAGATTGGTGCTAACACGCAACAGAACCTGATGCCCGATGCGAAATTCAGTGGCAAGTGCTTGTGCTAGTTTGACGTAAAGTGTTGCTCCAGCTGTGCCACCAGTAGTGTATGCAGTAAGCATACCTGAATCAGTATAGATATCAGTTACAGCGCCACCCTGAGCTGGCAGCAATTTTGTCCACCAATTGAATTCAGGATCATCCACCATCTCTTCGCCCATCTTACTAAGTAAGCCAGTAAGCGGTGCTGATCCATTAGGATAAAGGTAAAGTATTCCTTGCCGCCAGTTCTTTGGACGCTCATCAGTTGCCCAGTCACCAGTGCCACGCATTCCCATGAAAGCCATGATATAATCCTTCTGTTGTTAGCTCTGAAGCCAGCACACTTCAGAAGGTTAGTTAAAGATTCTCACGCGGTTCTTCGTCAAGGAATTCTTCTTGAACTGGTTCTATTACGTCCTCAAGCAGAGTTATAATATCACCGTTACGTTCGTATGCTCTGCCATCAGTGAGTGTGAACACATGCTCTTCTTCAATGAGGCGGGCCTCAGTAGAGGTGCCTATCAACTTATCGAGCGAGTGTCGATCATAGCGATTTACGTATAAGGCTTCCATGTTAACTCCTTTAGAGATCTACTAACTCCATGATCTCTTTCTCAATTCCAGTTAGTTCTGGTTCGAGATTAACTTTGCGACCACGCTGAGGTGCAAAACTTCTGCTGGGCTTTGCTCCGTTTGCTGGAGCTGTAATTGTCTTAAGTTTCAGCGCGGTGCGAACCTTAGTCGCAGTTTGGGCGAATACTTCGTGGGGTGGCAGTTCAGGATGTTCTTTAGATATCTCCTTTGCATAAGCAGCGACAGTACGTCTCAGGGGACGTAAATCCTCATTTTGTTCATAGAACTCCTTTACCATCTCACTCATTGTAAGCTGTTCTCGCACGTAGCGTGTGACAAGATCTTGCACAGAGCCAAGCACATTGTCTGAAGCTCGACGCATCGACTCACTAACGCCACGATTGTATACAGCAAGTAAAAGTCGGTTGAGATTCTCGCTACTGCTGAGTACTTCATCGAGGTCGAGTCCATCTAAGAAGTCAGGATCTGCTTCTGGTGAAGCAGTTGTTGTTTCTTCAGTAGGTAGTTCACGTTCCAACTGCAAACGCCTACCAGTTTCTTCTTCTAGTCTAGCCAGTAATACTGATTCGCGATCACCTTCAAGTTCTTCAGGCTCAGTAACTGGCTCCGGTTCTGCAGGAACCGCCTCACGTGGATCAGGTGGCAATTCAGGCTCTGGCTCAGTATGAGTTGGTTCTGGTCCGAAATCGAGCAAATCAAAGTTCTCGGCCATTACGTTCTCCTTCGAGTGCATCTACTATATTCTGTGGCAAACTAAGGAAATGTCTGCAAGCTTCGGCGATACCCTGAAATCGTTTTATCTCACTAATGTCGTCTTCTACTTCAAGTTTATTGCGTACGTCTTGGAGCCAAGCGTCAATTTCACGCACGAGATCATTCCAGGCAACAGAATCTAGTAAAGCATGATGCTCAGCAAGTGTTGCGTGGAACTGTTGTTCTGACATTAAAAACTCCATTAGCCGTAGAAGCATTTATCCCTGCAGGGGCTTGAGAGTATAGTCCTCCTGGTGACTAATGCTGTAAAGGGGCCGCTACGCTGGGCCCCTTGACAGCGTCACCATAAGGACTTAAGACAAAGTCGCCCCTGAGGGAAAATGCTTGGGCCGGCCTGACAGCACCGGTTCTATAAGGGCTTCGCGTTGCTCGCCAATCGGTGCCACAACCTAGTACGGTTAGATTCTAACATCAGCTCTGTTTATGTAAGCGCCACGCCTGCCTCATCCTTGTTCTAACAAGCTCACTAGCTCTCCGTTAGCGACTTGATTTAGAACTTGTTCATCAGGTGCAGCGCTTACTTGTGCTGCTGGCTGCTGCCGCTCGAAAGCATCTACATTCTTAGCGCCAAGCGATGTTGCTATGTACTTGAAGATATTCACGATATCGAAGTGTTGCATGAGTTCAGGATTCGATCCTATTGTCTGAAAGAGCTGCGTCCATACGTCACTGAAGTTGCCGCCTGGAATAGAGCCATCACGTACTATGAGGTCGTAGTCCACAAGCAAGTCCATTGGTGATACTTTGATACGTTGGTCTTGAATGTTGAACTGACGTTGGACTGAGTCGGGCCAGTCACCAACGCTCTTTACGTAAACATCTTGAGACATGAATTGCTGGGTGTGGTAAGCAAACATGTACCCGATGTCTTGCATTACTTGAAGACCTACTATCTTTGCTATGCGTTCGAGGCGGTTAACTGCACCTTGAGCAGTACCTTGAAACTCACGTGCTGAGAGTCGCTCTGGGCCTCCTTTGCGTAAGTTGCCCATTACTGCATTATCAGTGCCAGTCATAGTCTGCATGTACTCTACTATGAAGGCTACGTCTTGGAGGTTAGTGCGAGTGATATCTGTGACAGCAAGTTGTTTGACTGCGTTCTCGACACCACGGCCCCATGCAGGACGGCGTAGGCGTACTAAACCGCCCGGCTCAGGATCACGTAAGTCCTCAATGTTGAGTAGGTATGGATCTACTATAAGAACATCGTTGATTGCTTTCCTAACATTGGCTATGTGTGAGTTGAAGAGCCAGTCGATTACTGTTTGCATACCACCTAGAATCTCGAGGCGTGAGTATGCTACTGGTGAGTAGCCATCGAAGTCAGGAGCACAAATCCCAACTGGAAACATGTCGTGATCGAGATCGAGAGGATTAGCACGTATAATGATAGCGTCATTAGCAACAGTAAAAAGCCACTTCTCTGGAATGTCTGACGGACCCAGCTTCCATAAGCTCGGAATAAGTTTGACGTAAACATGAAACTGATCAACAGGAAGCGAGATATTCCTGTCAAATGAAGTAGCGTCGCCACGAAGTGAGCGAGTACGAGAAGTGCGTGAATCAGTACCGAGAATGCCACTAGACTT